TCTAAAGGGAAGTGATTTCGTTTCACCACAACCAAACATGAACAATGTGTATCTTCCAGTGAACTATCCATGGGATTTCAGACCATATACGGATGCGTTTAAATTCGTAAATGAACTTGTAACTGACAATCCATATCGTAATGAACAGAGAGAATACTTCGATGTTCCCACAGGAAGAGCATACTCATTGGTTCCTGGGGTGAGGACTTGGCAGTTCCAGTTGGGTCTAAGATTGATGGGATATCCCGCACAATCGGACAATATCAGGGCAAGAAAGTTCAACAAGCAGTAACACTTGAAATACCCGAATGGGAATATTTAATCAACTAACAAAGGAAACAAAGCATGGCACTATCATATGTTGAATCGTATGGAAACGGAAGTCAGGTGAACTTTCCGTATTCATCTATCTCTTTGTTGGATGACGATCTAGTTAGCATTTCGTCCCAACTCAGGGTATTCATTGACGGCACACAGCAAACCGTAGGTGTGGACTATTCCGTTAATACAGTCACCCAAAATGTAGTATTCGTATCCGCTCCTCTCTCCACCCAACTTGTCCGTGTGGCAAGATACACCAAGGATGATGAGAGATATATCAACTATACCAACTCTACTAATATCACAGCAGATATTCTAAATACAGATGCAGAGCAGATCTTCTTCCTAGCACAAGAGGCAAAGGATCTTCAGAACGATGCCATGACGGTTGGACCTGATGGCAAGTGGAATGCTCAGAGCAGAATCATTGGATATGTCGCTACAGGTATTGATGGAACGGATGCGGTCAATGTCGCTCAGTTGCAAGCAGCGGTTCTAGGAACCACTCCTGCTTCGCTAGGTGGACACGGATACCAATCCTTTACTGGAGATGGAACCACAACAAACTTTACATTGCCTACTGCAATTGCAACTATTTCATCAGCAGAGGACAGATCTTTATCAGTGGTGTTTATCAGACCCCAGGAAATGCATACAACATCACAGGTGGAGATATAGTATTCTCTCCTGCTCCTACAAACGGAGCAAAGATAGAAGTCCTATGGTTGCAAGGTGTGCTTAGTGGAATCCTTGGTGCTGATTCAATAGATACCGCTGCCATCATCAACAAAGCAGTTACTGCTCCGAAGATAGGTTCTCTATCAGCAACAGCAAACCAAGTATTGAAAGCAGATGGTGCTGGTAATGCTTCTTTCGGAACCATTCCATCCACAATTATTTCAGATTTCAATACAGCAGTTCAAGCAAATAGACTAGATCAATTGTCTGCTCCTCTTGCTTCTGTAAGCATGGGATCGCAGAAGATCATAAACCTTGCAAATCCAACCGCAGGAAACGATGCAGTAAATCTCTCTTACTTTACCGCAAACCTTGGAACATACGACAGAGTTATTACACTTACTCTTGGAACACCAGCAAGTGTGGGTGGAGAAGTTCAAGCAATTACAGCAAGGACAGGAACATATACTGGAACAGATTGCTGGAGAGCAGCACACATTGACTATACATTCAATACTCAACCTGGGTCTGTGACATTCATGCTTCCACTCCTGTTTGGTAATGCATCGGGAACCGCTCCTAACGGAACAATCGGTGCTGGTGGTGCAACAGCAGGATTCTTTCCAATCACCATCCCCCTGTCATCATACGGTCTTACAAATACAACTAGACCCGCTGTATTCCTTGTTCACGATTTCGTAACAAACTCTGATTCTGATTGTTATGTAAGAGTGTTATGGGATAATCCTAGTGGAAATAGAATCAGGTTCTTCTTTATGCTAGCACCATTTACTGGAACAAATGCAACTGCTGTTGCAAACTCTTCAATGGTAAATACCGCTGGTGCAAGACAAGCATGGTTCCAATCTGGTGCTGTATCTTGCCCCACATCATGGACACGAAAGAACACAGTCTAATACTAGGAGATATCAACTATGCCAATTTCAAAAGTAATTCCCGCTCTCATAGATACTACGGGAGCAACTTCCAATCAGTTCCTTAGATTTGATGGAACCAATCCTGTGTGGCAGACAGTCGCATTAGGATCAGGTGCTCAGATCTCTACACAGGTGGTTCAGACTTCAACTGTTTCCGCTGCTCAGACTCTACCTACATTCCCATTTGTAGTGGGTCAGGTATTCATCGAATATGTCGATGCTGCTCCTGCATCTCACAATACAGGAAATGTTTTATGCTCTGCTTGGGTAAATCTAAGATCATATAGCGGAACAAAGACAGCAGATGTCTCAAATCGCTATGGATACTATTCCTTCTATTACAACGGAACAAACGCATTGGCATCAGCATTCCGTGTGGGTAGAACCACATCAGGAACCGTAGTCACCATTGAAAGACCAAGAACCGCCATAGCAGTTGGAACTTCTGGCACTAGTGCTGGTATAGTGACTATTGCATCTTTTGCCGATGTGAACTGGAACAACTCTGGATACACTCTTCGTGTCACAGCGATAGAAGATACGCAATCATAAGGTGAACCTCCATGAATATAGATGCCACCAACATGATGCAACTTGCTGTAGTATTCGCAAGCGTATTCGCTGCATGGAAACTAGACAGCATCTCAAGAACTCTTGGAGAAGTCACCACTCAGATCAAAGGTCTACAGGAAGATTTCAAGGAACTAAAGGAAAGTTTCAACCTAATCTCCAACCGTGTTGACAAAGCAGAGGAAGACCTAAGAGAAATAATCAAACAACATGAGGAGGAAAAAGATGGACAAAGATAAGAAACTGGAAGGAATGTGGGAACTGACTGCCGATGTCATCATAGCAGGACTACAGAACCCAGAGACTGCAACCCCAGGAATGATTCAATGTGCTCTTCGTTTCCTACAGGACAATGGTGCTGAAGCACTATCTCTTCCCAATACAAAGCAGGATCAGATAAAGAAACTTCTGCCATTTCCAAAATTGGCAAAGGATGAAAGGAAACTAGGATGATAGTTCAAACAGTAACTTTAAATCAAAGCGTTGCAGCAGCAAATCAAGCATACACATCTGAGATATTTATAAACAGAGAGCATACAGCATCAGAAGCGGTGTTCCAACTCCAAGGTCATGCAGCAGGAACGCAATGCTTTATTGAAGGTAAACTTCATCCTCAAGCAACATACACCACATTGACTCCTACTCCTACTCTAACTGCTGGCGTAGACACTATAGTTAGGGTTCCAATCTGCTCTCAATATCGTGTATTGATCAATAATACAGCAGAGTTAAGCGCAGCAGCAGTAATGACAATATACATGGGGAACTAAACATGAAAGTAAAATCATCTGTCACAACATCAGAGCACAATGTAAATACAACTCACACATTTAAAACAGAAGGTTTACCAGAGAACGGATTGAGGAACTTTGTCATTGATGTGGTGGCAGGAACAGGAACCAATCAGACATCGGGCAAATCAATTACAGGAAGATTGCACCCTGCTCTCCCACTGGTAACATTGGCAACACCAGCAACAGGAACAAATCCAAACTATAATTCAGTTGTTGCAATGCCACATTATGAGATTTACATACAACCATTTCCTGGGGTTGGATTGAATCAAATTCAAAGAGTATATGCATATTAAGAAAGGAACACAATGACAGTATCACTATTCTGCGTAAATCAAGAACTGACAAGCGGAGGTTCCTATACCTCTCCATCTGTAATTCTAGACTCAGCACCATTTGAGGATGTCTCTGCGACATTCCAATATAATGCATCAACCGATGTAACTGCAACCATTGAACTACAGGGACGACCAGCACCAGATGCTGATTGGGCAAGACTCCTATTGATTTCTGGTGCTCAAGTAGGAGCAAACACAGTCCGATATTCACCAGAGTATAGACTTCTAGTTACCAATGATCTAACTGCTCAGACCTTCTCAGCAGCAATTGGAAGATAAGGAGATATCCACATGAGAGTAAAATCAATAACAGATGGAGGTTCTTTAACAGGCGCAGGAACAGTATTCACAAACTCCTGTAGCATTGAAACCTACCCTCTTAATGAAGATGTCACCATTCAAGTAAACTGTGGAGCAGGGTATACAGGGACAGTCACCCTACAGCACCGTGCCAACCCCTCATCAAACTGGGTAAGCGTTGGAGCAGCAGTCACCATTCCTGCTGGTCTTAATGTTGTGTTCACTCGAAAGAACGGACCTGAGATGAGATTGTCCATAGCAAAGACCAGTGCTGGCAAGCAAACATTAAACGCATGGATAGGGAGATAAAATGAAAGTAAAGAAAGCATTCAATACAACTACTACAGCGGTAACAACCAATGTCGATCTAGAAGCAAACTTCTACCCGTTCTGCAATGATATACAAGCATATGTGAAGCACGATCAAACTGGTGGAACCAAAGGTGTAAAGATATACGGAAGACTTCATCCAACCCTAAACTGGTTTCTCCTTACCAATATCACCAATACAAATGAGACAAATGGAACCCCTGCGGGAACTGGAAAGTATTACACCCTCACCCCATGTGCTTTCTACCGATTTGAATTAAACAATGCTGGTGGTGGGTCAATGACCGCTGCTGCATACCTTATGAGATAAGGAAACCGAATGGAAGAGAAGGAATACGAAGACCTCATCAAGAACGACTTTAAGAACTTTCTTTATGTCGTTTGGGAGCACCTTAACCTTCCACAACCTTCCCGTGTCCAATATGACATAGCGGATTATCTACAGGATGGATCTACCCGCAAGATGATCCAAGCAATGCGTGGTGCAGGAAAGTCCTATATCACAGCAGCATATGCGGTATGGTGTCTCTACCGTGATCCCGATACAACCATCATCTGTATCTCTGCCGTGCAGAACAGAGCAAGAGAGTTTATTCGACTCAGTAGAAAGATAATTGATACAGTCCCATTTCTCATTCACCTAGTCCCCAATCCCAATGACAGGGATGGTGCAGATAGGTTTGATGTGGGTTGCAGGACAAGTCCAGACAAGAACCCATCGGTTGCAGCATATGGCATCAAGAGCATGATCACAGGTTCCCATGCCGATAAGATCATCTGTGACGATGTTGAGATACCTCAGAACTCTGCAACGGTAGAGTCAAGGGAACTGCTGCTACAGCGTGTAAAGGAACTAGAATCGGTTCTGAACCCAGGGGGTGACATCATCTTCCTTGGGACACCACAATCCTTTGACAGCGTATATCGCCATCTAGAGCGGTCATATCCCGTCAGGAAATGGACAGCAAGATATCCTGATCCTGAGTCATCCCAAGCAGACAACCTCGCTCCGATGCTCCTAGACGATTTGGCAAAGGGAACTGTAAAGACAGGTGATCCAACCTACCCTGAGTATTATTCAAATGATACCTTGCTAGAGAGAGAAGCAATCATGGGTAGCAGCAACTTCCAATTGCAGATGATGCTTGATACCACCCTATCAGATCTCTCACGCTTCCCATTGCATATCTCTAATCTGATTGTTCATCCTGTATCTCCTCATGGTGGGTCAACAAGAATTCTTTGGGGAGAACTATACCCATCAGATATAGAGTCACCATCACCCCTACCCAAAGACAGATATTATAAACCTCTCTTTGTTGATGCTGAGATAAGAGATTGGAATAATGTAATAGCAGCAATAGACCCATCAGGTAGAGGAAAAGATGGAACAGGTCTAGCAATTATATGTGAATTAAATGGTATGCTCCATCTCCCCCACCTCTCATCATTCCCCGATGGGTATTCCTCCGATACTCTTCAGAAGATCAGCGACACCATAGAGCATTGGGGTGTGAAGAGAATAATCATAGAGAATAATTTCGGGGATGGAATGT